TCGGTGAAGAGGAATCTATGAGCGACGACTACAAGTGGTACAGGGTTCACACGGGCGGCAAGTAGCCGCCTCGGGGGTGAATGGACAGCAGGACTGTAAATCCTCACGAAGGCAGCAGACCTAGACACGGGTTCGATTCCCGTCACCTCCACTCCGCAACCGGATCGATCGGCCCCGGTGCGCGTCACAAGACCGATAGTCACAGCCACGCATGGCTCCCCCAAGTATGCGTGTGGGTGGCGACTTCCACGGATGAGAAGAGGGTGAGGGCATATGGCCCACAATGAGTACGATCTCGATGACGATTTCGATGAGTACGACGATGGCGCACTGCAACAGGTACGCAAGGCCCACAAGGCCGCTACCAAGCGCGTCAAGGAGCTGGAATCAGAACTGGCATCCCTTCGCGTAGAGTCACGAAACCGTTCTGTCGCAGACGTTCTCTCGTCTCGCGGTTACAACCCGAAGATCGCTGACTTGATTCCTGGCGATCTGACTACTGAGGATCAGATTACGTCTTGGCTCGATGAGCGCGGCGACCTGTTCAGCCCGAACCAGGCTGGCAGTCAGGCTACGTCCGAGGAGCAGATGGGTGATCAGCCCGGTATTCAGATGCCGCCGGAATTGCAGCGCATGAATGAGGTTGTGAACGCGGGCGAGGCTCCTACGGGTGATGAGTCACAGATTCTCGCGATGATCCAGGCGGCAAGTTCGCCCGAGGAACTCAATCGCCTGATCTTTGGCAACCCGAACGGGCCGACTGTTTAGTCAATTTCCGTTCTAACCATGTGAAAGGTGGTGAATCTCAACAATGGCGAATACCTACACTGGTACTGCGACCATCAGCAATCAGACCGGCCTGACGAATCTCGTCCAGACCGCGTATGACCGCTACGTTGAGATGGCCCTGCGTTCACAGCCGCTCATCCGTGACATCGCTGATAAGCGTCCTGTGCAGCAGGCCATGCCTGGTTCGTCCGTTGTCTTCCAGATCTACTCCGATCTGGCGCAGGCGACCAGCACCCTGACTGAGAACGTCGATCCCGATGCTGTTGCGATGAGCAACACCTCGACGGTCTCGGTGACCCTCAACGAGTACGGCAACGCTGCCCTGCTCACCCGTAAGCTGGGCCTGTTCAGCCTGTCGGACGTTGATCCGGCTGCGGCTGACATCCTCGCTTACAACATGGCTGACTCGCTTGATGCGGTTGCCATGACCACCCTGCGCGGTGGCAGCAACGTCCTGTTCGCCACGGGCGGTGCAACCGACCCGACGGCGACCAACGAGATTGCCGCTGAGGACACCATCACGACTGCTGACATCCGCAAGGCTGTCGCTAAGCTTCGTGCTGGCCTTGCTGTGCCCCGTATGGGCAGCCTGTACGCCTGCTACATCCACCCTGAGGTTTCGCACGACCTTCGTGCCGAGACTGGATCCGGTGGGTTCCAAGATCTCCACAAGTACGATGCGTCGGAGAACTTCTGGCCGGGCTTCATCGGCACGTTCGAGGGTGCGTACTTCATTGAGACGCCGCGTATGTACAACGCTACTGACGGCGCTTCCTCGGCTCGTGCGTTCCGCACGATCCTCACCGGCAAGCAGGCGCTTGCCGAGGCTGTGGCTGAAGAGCCGCACACCGTGATTGGTCCGGTTACGGACAAGCTCATGCGTGCGCGTCCCATCGGCTGGTACGGCGTTCTGGGCTGGGCTCGCTACCGCGAGGCCGCGCTCTACCGCATCGAGTCGTCCAGCTCGATCAACGCTGCATAGCACTCGTTCCAGTAGGGGTCACTTATATATCGGGGTGGCCCCTACTGGGCATGCACGAAGGGACTGGAATTGACTTGCAGGAGCAGTTGTTTGACGCAGGATCACTCAACGTGGGGGGAATGTGCAAGGGCTGCTGGCCTGCGCGTTCTGTTTGCGAAGAGTGCTGCTGGGTTGGATGCCACTGCGGAGAAGAAGAACGACCGGGAACTAGCCCTTTACCGGGAGGCTAGAGCAGCCGGCGTTCAGCCGGCAGGGACCACGACCAAGGCCATTCGCGAGGCCATGAATCTCAGTGAGCGAGCCGGGGCCGCTTACGACGCAACTGACCAGACGTTCTCCAACGGTTCTCACTACTCGCCCAAGACAGACAAGATTGTGAGTTTCTGATGCGGAGCCTGACCGCTGAATTGAATCGACTGGCTAACGGTGGAGCGGCTTACCCCTCCCCTGATGCCTTCCTCGACACCGCTGGTGCAGCCAATGCCTGGGCTGGCACGAGCGGCCTGCACCTTCAAGGTGCCCTCAACGCCAAGAACTCCACCTCGGGTCTTGGTATCACTGCCTGCCTCAATGCCCTGGCAGGAACCACGGGCCTTGGCCCTGCCGCAGCAGCGGCTCAGATTGCTAGTTAAGGAGATATAGGTGGCGAACGCAGTCTTCCCTAAGGCCAAGGAAGGTTTCCTTGACGGCAGTATCGATCTGGATACCGCCGTGATCAAGGTTGCCCTGGTCCGTGGCTACACCTACAGCTCGTCTCACGAGTTCGTCTCGGATGTGACGGGTGCTGGTGCAACCCTGCATGCAACGTCTGCTGGCCTGTCCAGCAAGGATGTGACCAACGGCGTCTTTGACGCTGCTGATGTCACGTTCACGACCCCCTCCACGGATGCCAATCAGCACTCCCTGCTGATCTTCCAGTCCTCCGCTGTCGGTGGCGGCTCGGACGTTGCGTCCTCCAGCCAGCGTGTCATCGCCTGGATTGACACCGGCACAGGCGTTCCGATTGTCCCTGCCGGTGGCGACATCACCGTCGTGTGGGACTCGGGTGCCAACAAGATCTTCAGCCTGTAAGGAGCCTCAGTGACTGTCCAGATTACGGACATCACAGAGTCACCCGTCATTGCCCTGGGTGGCACTGATGGTGTCGGCTCCATGGCACCTGACGGGATCGCTCCTGCGGGTGACCTGGGTACAGCAAAGACGCAACGCAGTATTACTGCAACCGGCATTGATGCAGGCACAGGTGCCGTAGGCATCCCTGCCACCACGACAGCCATTGCCGTCTCCTCGATCACCTCATCCGGCGATCTGGGAACCGCTCAGGCCAATGTACGGATTGCCCCGACTCAGGGCATCCCGTCCACGGCGACTGTGGGAACTGCCGTGGCGTTCATCTCCATGAACCCTGACGGCATTGATGCCGGCACAGGCGACCTCGGTGAGCCGAGGATCTCCTTTGTCATGTACCCAGACGGCATCGCCTCTACCGCCGCCTTCGGTGATGCAGACACTCTCGCCACCGTCTTCATCATCCCTGGCCCCATTGATCCTTCCAATGACTTCGGTGACCCCCAGGTCACCCGTAAGGGATGGATCTTCAGGCCACCCACAATCCAGCTTGGGTGGAGATTCCAGAAGAGGTACGAAGGCGTTAGCGTCCTGAAGGAAGACGGCGTGTGGAGTGAGATCTCCCACCCTGACCTGTCACGAACACTGACGGCAGACATCTACCTAGCGGGTGGTCGTGACCACATCGTGGACGACGACCTCAAGGCTGAGTTGATCGCTGAGGGATACACCGTTACCGAGGAGTATGTGTGACCACTTTCAATGAACTCGTGGATGACACGATCTCCATGCTCCGAGGATACGTCCGCTCGCAGGAATCAGTGACAGCCCTGAATGGCTCTCTTGACTCCTCAGCCACCACCTTTGATGTGGACAACGGTGGACGCCTAGGCATGGGCCGTGCAGAGATTGACGACGAACTGGTCTACATCGACGCCATCACCAACAACTCCGTGGCCTTGCAGCCCTGGGGTCGTGGCGTAGACGGGTCCACTGCCGCCTCTCATAGCGACAATGCCAGAGTCACATTCAATCCCCTGTTCCCTCGGCACTTCGTGAAGCGTGCCATCAACGACACCATCGCCTCCATCGGAGTAGAGCTGAAGGCCACGGGAGTGGAGACCTTCACCTTCGTCGCAGCACGAGCGACCTATGAACTGCCCTCCAGCACCTACGCGGTGCAGCAGGTCACCTGGCAGATCATCGGACCTAGCAGGATCTGGGAGCCGGTGAAGCGATGGAGGTTTGATCCGAACGCCAACACCTCGGCGTTCGCCAGCGGGAAGACGATTGACCTATGGGATTCGATTGTTCCTGGCAGGACTGTGCAGGTTCAGTACCTGAAGGATCCGACTGCGCTGTCAGCAGCAGCGGATACTCTGGAGACTACAGCGGGCTTGCCTGCGTCGTGCCGGGATGTCGTCGCTCTCGGTACTGCTGCACGACTTGTGTCCTCCGTTGATGTCTCCCTGCTGGATCCCTCGTCGGTCCAGGCAGGCTTCTTTGATGAGCGCCGGCAGATCGGCTCTGCCTCCACGGTGGCTCGCACGATCTATGCCCTGTATCAGCAGCGACTCGCTGAAGAGCTGGCTCGATTCAGGGATCAGCGCAACACGCCCGTTCACTACCGGAAGTAGGAAAGATGGCTCGCAGGTATTACTCCTCTACGGCGGTAGCGACCACGCTGTCTGCTTCCGCAACCAACTCGGCGACCTCCATTACGGTCACTGCTCTGTCAGGGTATCCCGCGTCCACTCCGTGGACGGCCATCCTTGACCCTGACACAGCCTCTGAGGAGGTCGTAGAAGTCACGAACGTGTCAGGCACCACGCTGACGGTGACTCGTGGGGTGGACGGCACATCTGGTGTCGCTCACTCTGCTGGTGCCGTCTTCCGGCACGGTGTCTCAGCTCGTGACTTTGATGAGGCCAATGCCTTCGTCAATGGAGGCGGTGTCGCTAACACTGTAGTTACGGCTAAGGGCGACATTATCGCCGCTTCCGCGTCGGGAACGCCTGACAACCTGGCGGTGGGCAGTAACGGGCAGATTCTTGTGGCTGCATCTGGGGAGACTCTGGGCCTTGCTTGGCAGGGCCAGTCTGAGGTTATCGGCGTGGCCTGCTCCGACGAGACGACCGACCTGGCGACAGGCACGGGGGTAGTCACGTTCAGGATGCCGTTCGCCATGACGCTGACGGCTGTGAGGGCGTCGGTGACCACGGCCCCTACGGGATCGACGGTGATCGTGGACATCAACGAGGGCGGCACCTCTGTCCTGTCTACCAAGTTGAGCATCGACGCCAGCGAGAAGACCTCGACTACTGCTGCCACGGCTGCCGTCATCTCTGACAGCGCCTTGGCTGACGATGCGGAGATCACCATTGACATTGACCAAGTGGGGTCCACGGTTGCGGGGGCTGGCCTCAAGGTGTGGCTGATCGGAACCAGGGCATGAGTTTCCTCATCAACCCCTATGCGTTTCTGGCTGCGGGTGGTGATTTCGAGTCGATTGCTACGGTGACTGTCGGGTCGGGCGGTGCGAGCAGCATTGAGTTCACCTCAATCCCTTCAACCTTCGCTCATTTGCAGGTGCGGATGTTGTTGCGATCTGATACCGCCGCCGTTCAGTCAACATCAAAAATAGAAATCAACGGAGATACGGGGGCAAACTACAAAGGCCACGAATTGCGCGGCGATGGCTCCACCGCATCAGCAACCAGCACTTCTGGCATAAGAGTTCATGTAACCCCAGCCGCTTCTGCCGCCGCCAATATTTTTGGGGCGTGCATCATTGACATCCCTGATTATGCCAACACATCCAAAAATACGACTGTTCGTGTTTTGGGTTCGCATGACCGCAACGGAGCCGGTCAGGTGAACTTGTACTCGGGATTGTGGATAAATACCAGTGCAGTCACATCGCTCAAATTTACTGACGAAGGGGCTGGCAACTTCGTCCAATACTCCACCGCCGCGCTCTTTGGGGTGAAGGCCCCATGACGCTAACGACACAGTTATGGACGGGGGTGGATCATGGCTAAGACCTATGAGCCGATTGCGTCGCATACGCTTTCATCTAATGCGACTTCATACACATTCAGTTCAATCCCGTCGACATTTACCGACCTCGTTCTTGTGGCTGTTGGGGAATCTACACGGACAACTGGTTCGCGGGGTACGCAGGTTAGGGTCGGCAACGGCTCGATTGACACGGGCAGCAACTACTCAAACACAACAATACAGGGGAACGGCTCAACGACCGCTAGTTACAGAGTGTCAAGCGGCGACCGCATCTACGATTTTGAATCCGGCAGGAGCGGCTATGGCGACGTGGTGAATGTGGCGCGGTTTATGTCCTACGCCAACACCAACGTCTATAAGACGGTACTAATGTCAAGTGACAATCCTAACAATTTGGTTCTAAGAACTGTCGGCTTGTGGCGCAGCACTAGTGCGATTACTGAAATCCAAGTGCTAGTCGCACTAGACCAACTAAAGGCGGGCTACACGTTTTCGCTCTACGGAATCAAGGCCAGCGCATGATGTCACTAAACCATGAGTTCAGGACAGGGGGCCGCTGATGGCGACGACGTATGAGTTGATCGCCAAGAATGTGCTTGGCAGCGACACCTCGTCGGTGTCCTTCACCTCAATCCCGGCAACCTTCGACGACCTCCTCTGTGTCTAT